CCGCTCGCTGAGTCGGAGGAGCAAAAGAATCAACTCCTTTGATATTGGCAACTCGAACGAGTATTTTGGTCTGCATTGTCCCGTACCATGAGGTATAGGATCCTGCACTGCATTCTCTGGAGTTCCAGATAACTTGGTCACCCAAGTAGTCTGGTCCAAAGAATCGATAGTCGGCGGGGACGAACCCCACGCAGAGTGACCAAGTGCGATAGAGACTACGATCACGAAAGTTAGCGTCAAGACAAAGACGGCTACTAAGGTGACTAATGCCATTCGCGATTTTAATGAAATCTGTTTCATAGGAGACAACCTCTTTTAAAAAGAACGGGCGCACATTGTGACCCAAGAAGTAATCTTTTCCACATGATTCCCTGAAGGGTCCATGCAGATAGGTTTTCTCTTTATTAACTGAGAAACCTAGAAAACCTAGAAACTCGATCAACTCCTGAGCCATGTGCGTTGGGACAATTATATCGTCGCCGAAACTCATGACCTCACCCTCAATACTATAGTGTTGCTTCACAGCAAGGCTAATAGCGTAAAAGAGTAACGATTCCAGTTCAAAGGTAAATCCATTACCCATAGAACTGAACTTTTCGTTGACTAACCATCTGCCCGAGGGCATCTGAGTAGCAGGAGATCGCAGTGAATCTAGTACATCAAACCATTCCCGAGGAAACAATTCAAATATAGTAGACCAGGCAATCGTATCGGACGCATTAGACAAGTCGATGGTGGCGTAACTTCCATCAATCGAACCTTGACGTGCAAACACCGCATTTTTATCGGCTTGGGTATCCAAATCCAAACCAAATCTGCGAAGCCTATCACGTATACATCTCCCGACCCCTTTTTGGAGAAGGATATTTGTATGCGGTTCTATGCAAATAGCTCGATCAATTTTCGAGTTTTTCGGCACGGTGGTAAAATAATTACCGTGCTCAATCTGCAACTTGTCGGTGTAACTGATTACATCTTCACCGGTGGCGAAGACAACGTGTAATACCCTATCTTCCTCAGCTAAGAACGTCGCCGGGCCTTCGCAATCGGATAAACCGAACGCGGAAAAGACCAAGTGTGGCAACGAGCCAGCTACGGAAGCGAATATCTTACGACAGTTTTCTGTTAAGGATATTTGCGACTGTAGTTTATCGCCGATTGTCGTCGATGAACCCTTACAGGTGCTGGAAGCACCTGGCCCAAACCGATAGTCTAGAGTATTTAAATCTGGCAAATTACCAAGAATGGAGGATATTTTCTGCTGAGTTAATAACATTAACGGAGCCCATGACCTACTAAAAAAGTCATGATCCTTCAAACCGAGTAACCGCTGATTAGTTCTAGAACATTGTAGTTCGGACTCGTAAAATTTGTTTAAAGCGCGCTGCTCCCTGTTAAAACTGGTCTTTAAAAAATCAGCCTTTGATAGGAATTTTATAGCAGCGTAGTCTTTAGCAAATGTTACGACATCATCATAGTCCTCAGGCACTATGTCGACCTCCAATAGCTCCTCATGCCTTCCACTATTATATAGCGAGAGTATATGTAAAGAAACCGGAGTGTCTAGGTCCTTTAGAAAACGATGTATCACTTTATTCGTGCAAGCAAGAGCTTTACCACGTGGCATCTTAGATAGCCGGAATGTCTTAGACATGTCAGTACTCCAATCTACTAGTAGGCTGGTGACATGTTGTGGACAGCATCTGCAACAATCGCATCCGCGAGTACATTCTTGGCGTAAGCTAAGATGTCTTTACGATTTTGAAGGTTAGCAGAATCCGGCAAAGTAAAATCTATTGCCACCAACGTGTTAAACTTTACTGCACCAGTGACAGAGTCTACCGTTGGATCTTTAATACGTAACACGACCTTTGTCGAAGTTGAATTTTGAGCGCGTCGAACTGACATAGTCAAATTCTTAAACGAGGCGAAAGTGCCTCCTGAGCGCTCTGCCCAAACGGCAGGTGCGTCTGCACCCTGCTGAGCGGTAACGACTTCAAAAGTTTTAGTTACGGGCGAGTCTTGGCCATCGGCCAGAGTAATGCTTGTAATAGCAGTCATGGGACATATTCCATAGGAGAAATTAATTAAAAGCTTGCCTTAAAAGGGCAAGGGCACTTAAGGCGTGATTAACCGACAATGGACTCTTGAGTTTGGGAATAGGGACAGCAATTAAGCTTTTCTCTCTATTCTTACGCACTTGAATTTCATGTGATATACCACGCCCATTCACAGACACCCCAGTAATTCCGGGTGTTGTGTAAGATGTAACCGACGCTGTCCCGTAAAATCGGACAGATTTTGTAGTACTAGCATCAGTTATAGAGACTCCATAGAGAGCTGTTTGCATTTCGAGCCAAGTCCCGATCGGATAAAACCAATCTACGACGAAGCTGTAAGGCAAAAGTTCCCACGCTAATAATGCTGGGTTGGTTAGACCAACCGCGTTAGCAAAAGAGGCAGCTGGAGAGTCAACAGTAACCCGGGCACGCAAGGTGCAACGGTCGGAACGAGAACGTGATTCGGTCTTTTGAGAAGTACCGACATCAAAGGGACACCCGTGAGGGATCCCGTGTTTCGTAGAAGTGACAGTTTGTCGCTTTGATTTTTTAACAATCAAGGAGGGTGGTTCTAACTTTTGAAGTTCGAACGCGCTGTAAACATCTGAGATCAGAGGAACCCATCCATAGCTATATTCTAGCCATCTATCAGCCATTGCTTTAGTACCGTGTTTAAGCGGTTTTAGGCGGCGGCCTTTTGGATTAAATGGATTCCGACCTTTTCTAAGATCTCTATATCCGCTTATCAATGATGAGGCAGTGGACGCAACTAAATTAATTGTTTGCTGTCTTTCTGCAAAGGCCTGTGCTAAATTTAATTTCACAGACCCGATCTCTTCATAGAATGCAAGGGCGGCTGCGCGAGCAGTCGTTTCCATTTGCGCGGAGTACAAACCAGGATCTACAGTATAGTAATTTGGGTCGGACGTGAGTCCGCAAAAATACGTATATGTAGAGAGCGTTGGACAATCCCCGGTTGAAGTCATTGTGACTTCGTATGGAGCTGGAGGCGAAATAACCTTAAGAAAAT